AAAATCATCTTCTTTGGTGATTGGTCTAAATATGTAATACGTCAAGTTGCAAACAATGTCCTTGTTCCATTGCGTGAGCGATTCATGGATGAAATGGAAATTGGCTTCTTAATGTATGCACGTTATGATGGCAAATTGCTACAAACGGCTGCAATTAAGCACTTAAAGAATCTGTAAATAATATTGGAGCATCTAATTTGGAGGAGTTGCAATATACTCCTCCATTTTTAAAAATACTAAAATGGCTTGGAAAGTTACGACAGCACCAGTAAATGAACCTTGGACACTTGCCGAGGTGAAAAGCTATTTAAAGATAGATGATTCTAACGAAGACACAATGTTATCTATTTTGATAAAAGGTGCAAGAATGATGGCTGAAAGTTATCTTAACCAAGGCTTAATTACTCAAACAATTACTGAAAAGTTAGACAGGCTTGGCGATCCTACTATCTATCTTAGTGTTTCTCCAGTGCTTGCTGTTTCCTCTTTCCAATATGCTAATAGCGAAAATACAACAGCTACATTTGCAGCAACAGACTATGTCGTTGATACTTTTTCTAAGCCTTCCAGGCTGAACCTTGGCTATGGCAAAACATGGCCCACATTATACGGTAATATTAACGATGTTACGATAACTTATACTGTTGGCTATGGCACAGAATCAAGTGCTGTACCTTTCCAAATAAGACAAGCTATTCTTTTAATGGTAGCAGATACCTATGAGAATAGACAAGATTACGTTAAGAGATTACCAACGGCATCTCAATATTTATTAGACCAATATCGAGTACAATATTTCTAAATGAAGTATAATAAAAATGAAATTATTGGTCGAATGCGTGATCGGATTACCATCCAAAATGTCACACGTTCAAAATCTGGCACAGGTTATGCCTCGGAGTCATGGGCAGATATTACAAGCGTTTGGGCAAATGCTGAAATAAAATTACCTCCATCAAATGAAACGGTTATAGATGGAAAGAATACTGCAAAAAATATAAGCGATTTTACCATTAGATATACAACTGATATAAGCGAAGAAAGCCGTATAGTTTGGAATGGAAAATTATACCAAGTAAGGAATATTAAAGTAAGTCACGATAGGAGATTTATAAGTTTTCAAGGAGAGTTTTACGACTCCTACATTATTACCGGTGTTTCCGTTGCTGCCATTCTTTCGGCAAATGCAAGTCTATCTTCCAATTTCAAGATTATACAAAGCGTCCTTGCTGCAATGAATGCGATAGCAACGACGAACGCTGAATTAACAGTAAGCCAACAAGGTCAAGTCTTGCCGGCTGCCAATCTCTCCGCATCTGGCAATGTTTCTGCCAATGCTACAAAAGTGATACCAATCAATAGCGATGTTACGGCAAATGGCACTTTAGCCGCTTCGGTAACAAAAGCTATAAACATAAATAGTTCATTAAATGCAAATGCTACTTTAGTTAGTAATGCTTTAGTAAGCAAAACTTTAATAAGTACATTAACTGCCAATGCTACGACTTCAGCTGCGGTTGACGTTGTAACACAAGGCTCTGTTAGTGTGAATGCCTCATTAACTGCTTTAGGCAGTGTTACGGCTGACATTAAGCGTACAGTTACTTTGCAAAGTAGTCCAACTACCAGTGCATCAACTGCCTTAGATGCTAAACTTACCAAAGTAATTGACGCATCTATGAGTGCTGCTGCAACTACTCAAAGTTCGGCACAATTAACTATAGCAGTTAACGCAGCTGCAAATGCTACGGCTAACACTACGGCAAATGCTACTTTGTCTTACACAGTCAATGCCCAGTTAAATGCAACGGCACAGACAATAGTTGACGCAAAAATAACAAGAATTATTTCCGCTTCAATGACTGCAACGGCACAGACAACAGTCGAGGCAGGTATCGGTGTTACCTTTGTAGCTTCTGCCATGGCATCGGCATCATTGACAAGTGCAAATGTTTTAAGAACGGCAACCATGGCGGCAAGTGTAAGTGCAGCGGCAACGGTGACGAGTGCGACGTTGAATGTAGCTGCGACTACTGTATCTGTTGATTACCTTGTTCTTGCTGGTGGCGGTGGTGGTGCTTATAATAGAGGCGCTGGCGGTGGTGGTGCTGGCGGATTAATTTCAACTATTGATAATACAGGAGGTGGAGGCACATTGCCAAGTAAAATTAATTTATCAAAGGGAACGGTATATACCATTGTAGTTGGTGGTGGTGGTGCTGCTATTTCTTCAGCTGCAAATGGTAATAGTGGAACAAATTCATCTATAACAGGAACAGGAATAACAACTATTACAGCAAGTGCTGGCGGTGGAGGCGGTACTGGAGGAAATGGATTAACTGGTGGGTCAGGCGGTGGTGCTGGTGCATCAGTTGGAAGCGGTGGAACTGGCGGAGTTAGAACATCAAGTCCTATTCAAGGTAATAATGGAGGTAATACTTCTGGTAGTGCAACAACAACAAACGCTGAAGCAGGTGCTGGTGGTGGAGGTGCTGGTGCAGCTGGAATAAATGCAACACTTGCATCAATTGGTACTGCTGGAGGAAATGGGGTTAGCGTATCAATAACTGGCATAACACCTACACCTATTTACGCTGGAGGTGGTGGTGGTTCTGGCAATGGTTCTGGCGCAACTGGTGGTGCTGGTGGTTCTGGTGGCGGTGGTGCTGGTCGTGGACAATCACAAGGTAATGGTAATGCTGGGAATGGTACTGATAATCTTGGCGGTGGCGGAGGTGGTCATCCAAATCAAAGTATTACAGGAAGTTCTGGAAAAGGTGGTAGTGGAGTTGTAATAATATCTGCTGGTATTGCTGCAGTATCAACAACTGGTTCACCAAGTAACCCAAGTTTAGGTGTTTACATATTTAATGGCGATGGTTCAATTACATTTTAAAGAATAAATAAATGGCACACTTTGCAAAACTTGATGATAATAATTTTGTAATTGGTGTTCACGTTCTTGTGAATGAGGTTATTACTGTAAATGAAGTAGAAAGTGAACAAGCTGGAATTGATTTTTTAAATAATTTACACGGTTATAATTTATGGAAACAAACATCTTATAACGCTAATTTTAGAAAAAACTATGCAGGAATAGGCTATTATTACGATAGTATTAGGGATGCTTTTATCCCTCCTAAACCTTTTCCTTCATGGATATTAAACGAACAAAGTTGCCTTTGGCAATCACCAATACCTTATCCAAATGATGGCAAAATGTACCAATGGAATGAGGAGATTGGCAACTGGATAGAAATAAACCTAACACAATGAAAATAGCCATTTTTACAAACATCAACTCCCCTGCTACCGACTTTTACCGAACAGTTGGATGCTATGCCTACATGGGCCATGATATTAGATACCTTGCCATTGAATCGGCAAAGTGGTTTGATTTAATGGATGTTGATGTTGTAGTGGCTAAATCTCCTAATGGCATGGCTTACTTTGAAATGCTAAGGGAATGCAAGAGAATGGGTAAGAAGATTATTATTGATCATGACGATAATCTACACGAAACAACACGCACTAACCCGGCACACGTTGGACTAAGCCATGAGGCAATGCGTAAAACGGTGGAGGATTGTTTTGCCTTTGCTGACCACATTATTTATTCTACCGATGCATTGCAAAAGTATTATATGCCATATCACAAAGGCATTGAAAGCACTGTTGTAAATAATGGATGGAATCCAATTATTCAGCCATTTATGCCAGTGCCTAAAATAGAAGATAAAATAAGATTTATATGGCGCGGCTCTATGCATCACTTGGATGACATAGGCAGCATAGCAAGTTATATAAACGAGTTAGCAAAAGATGAGAGCTGCGATGTTGCCATGCTGGGCATACAAGATTTTATTATGGCTCACTTGTTCCCAAAAGTAAAAACAAAGGAATGGAATAGCTCACTGTTTGGCTACTTTGAAACATTAAACAATAGCCAATGTCACTACGGATTATTTCCGTTACTTAAAAACGATTTTAACTTTGCAAAGAGTAATATATTTGCCATTGAGATGTTAGTCGCTGGCAGTGTAACCATTGCGCCAAAGGGCATACCAGAGTACAATATTCCAGGTGTAATAAAGTACGACAACTTTGGCGATGTTTTATCAGCTGTAAAAAACAAGGACTTTGACAGAGAGGCAATAGTGAAGGAGGGGAGGGAGTATTTAAATGATGTGCTTCGGGTGGATAAGCAAAACAAAAAGAGAGAACTAATTTTAAATAATTTAAACTAATAAATCATGGCAGCTTTTTCAAATTATTTGGAAGACCAAATAACAGGATGGATTGCAGGTACTGCTTTTGCAAGTGTTCCAACGGCAACTTTTGTTCAGTTGTATAACGGTGATCCGACAGACACAGGCACTGGAGGCACTGCAATTTTTGGTAGACTTTCAGTTGCGTCTGGTGCAGGATCATGGACAAGAGGCACAGGAGGCAATGGCACAATAACAAATGCATCTGCGTTTACTATTACTTCAAGTGCGACGGCTTCGGCATCTGCTACTCACGTTGCAGTTTGGGATGCATCTACAGCAGGTAATTTACTTTTTTTTGGTGCTTTAACGACTGCAAAAACAATAGCATCAAGTGATGAGGTAAAATTTACTTCAGGTACTTTGACGCTTACAATTGCCTAAAAAATAGGAGAATGCTTATGTGTTCTCCTATTTAAAACTTTACTATGTCGTATCTTAGTCAAAAACAAATATCTCACTTACGAGACCTACAAAAAACCAATTACAAAGGTAAGCGGTCAAGTAGTGCTTTAGTGGTTACAGGTTTGGCAGATGCGGTTTTGGAAATGGAAAAAATAATGCGAGTTGTATCTTTAGAACAAAGGCATGAAATTATTAATTCAGCTACTCCTATTGCTTTACAAGTATATAAGAGTTTAGTGCCTGTATCTAAAAAGACACATTACTTTTCATCATGGGGAGAGAAGCAAAATAAATTAGGCATTGGAAGATACGACAGAGAATATCATTATAAAATTGAACCAGGCAATTTAAAAAGGTCTATTCAAATATTAAGTGATATTCTTAAAAAATACAAGTGGAAACTTGGTGCAGTAGGCCCACATTATATAAAAGATATGGGCGAAGGTACTTTGTTAAATAGTGGCGATAAATACAATGGCTTTTATGCGCACATGGTTTATGGATCGGCAAAGGCATGGAGGCAAAAGATTGTATTAAAAGCAAGAAATTTAGCACAAATACCAGTGTTCAAAGCAATGTCACAAGAGGCAAGAGCTCAAATAAATAGTATGCCTAAAAACTGGTGGAAATGATAGGAAAAGTTATATACGGAAGGTTGATTAACGATGTTAATGTTACTACCATTGTTGGAGAAAAAATATATCCTGACTTAACACCTCAAGATGTGCAGTATCCCTTTTGCGTATATACTATTGTAAACTCCACTCCCGTTGATTTTAAGGATGGGCAAAGTAACTTAGAGGAAGTGCAATTTCAGATTGATTGCTACACTCAAAGCTATGATAGTACGCAAGAGCTTGCAAACAATGTTAGGATCAATCTTGATAGATTTACGGGCACGGTTAATACAGTTAGTGTGCAAACTATTAAATATATGTCAAGCGATTCACAAGTTTACAATCCTACTTTAAATGTTTACTGGATGTCAGTTGATTTTATGGCAAGAATGAAAAGATAACTATGAAACTAAGATTAATAAAAGAGTGGAATGGCAAGCCAATAGGCGCAACAGGTGTCTTTCTTTCCGACTTTGGCCAGCAGCTTGTTGCCGATGGCATTGCCGAGCATCTTGATGATGACTTTGTCGTGGAGCAGATGCCAGAAAAGAAAGTGCAAGAGGCACCTCAACCTATTTATATTCCAGTGCCAATGCCAATGGAGTATTTTCAAGATGAGAATGAATTGGAAAAGATTAATGATAATATAGATTTTAAAAAAGCTAAAAAATAATATTATGGCAACAACTGGAATAGTTAATGGTACGTTGATGCGCTTGTATAAAGATTCGACTGCAATCGGTTACGCGACATCCTGCCAAATGAACATCTCTTCTGCAATGCGTGAAATTCTTACAAAGGATAGTGCAAGCGGTGGATGGAGAGAAGTAAAGAAAGGTCAATTATCTGGCACATTGTCAACGGAGGCATTGTACGCAGGCCCTGGTGATTCATCTACCAATTACTTGTTTGATGATCTCTTTACGGACTTAATTAGTGGCACTGCCTTAACGATTAAGTTTACTACCGATGTGCAAGGAGACAATGTGTTTACTATGTCTGCTATCTGTACATCATTAGATTTAAACGCAGCGGTGGAAGAGAATACAAGCTATTCAGCATCCTTTGAGGTGACAGGTGCAATAGTGAAGACAACAAAAGCATAATTTAAAAATTACCTGACATGAAAACAATTAATATTGCCAATACGACTATTCCAATTAAATTTGGAATGTTCGTGTTA